GGCGATGTTCTGCTGTGCCGCCCACGGCGAGATCCATGCCAAGGCTGGCACTGAGCGCGACCCCAAGCGCGTTGCCCGATGGCGCGCCGCCATGGCCGAGCGCCGCAAGTCGGTGAAGGCGTACAAGAGCCGGATCACCAGCGAACTCATGAAGGCCCGCGCCGAAACGCTCAAAGCCATCTCGACGAACTTTAGCGGTATAGACGGAAGAGGTCAGAAGTCGGAGGTCGGAGGTCAGATCGTGGCGAAAGCCACCGCCGCCGACTTCATTTTTAACCTGGGCAACTGGGCCGAGGCCTTGCAGGTCTCCCTGCGCAGCGTGGCCCGCGACGCGCTGGACACTGCCGGGGCTCAGGTGTTTGCCGAGATCGGCCGCGATGACCCGTTCAAGTATCCGCCTGAGGCAGTGCTGGAGCACTTGCGCACTCGCCAGAACTACATCGCCAAGGCCTCGACTAGCATTTGGGAAGACATCAAAGAGTCGATTGAGGAGGGCCTGAATGCCGGTGATACGCAGGACCAGTTGGCAGGCCGGGTGCGCACCGCCTTCAACGGCGTAAGTGATCAGCGCGCCCAGATGATCGCCCTCACCGAGACCGGTGCCGCCTACGGTGCGGGCCGCGACACGGCCATGCGCTCGGCGGGCATCGAGTACAAGCAGTGGCTCACCTCCGGAAACGGCAACGTGCGCCCCGCCCACCTCGACGCCGAGGGCCAGACCGTGCGCATCGAAGAACCGTTTAACGTGGGCGGTGAAGACCTGATGCACCCCGGCGAGAGCGGCGGCAGCGCCGAGAACGTCATCAACTGCCACTGCATCTCCATCGCCGTCGAAGGCCCCTGAGCGCTGCGCGCTAATCTCAAATCTCAAATTTCAAATCTCAAATGACACCCAAAACCCTACGCCGCGAATTCAACGTCGTGCCCCGCGTGCTCTCCGAGGCCGAAGGCACGATCGAGTTTGTTGCCTCCGACGAAACGATCGACTGCTACGGCGAGATCGTCCGCGTCAACGGCTGGAAGTTTACCCACTTTCAAAACAACGCACCCTTCGTGGACAGCCACGACTACAGCTGCATTGAAAAACTCCTCGGCCAAGTCATCGGCTCGCGGGTCGAAAACAATCAGCTGGTGCAGACGGTCAAGTATGCCCGCCTTCCTGGCACGCTCTCCGACTTCGCGTTTAAAATGTGCCGCGATGGTTTCTTGAAAGCGGTCTCCGTGGGCTTTGTGCCGGTGCGCACGGTCTCGCGCTACGACAGCAGCCCCGCCGGATTCCAGCAGCAGATCGCGGAGCTCAAGCTCCAGCCCGCCGACGCGGGACGCCTCCAGTGTGTTTACCTGGAGCAGGAGCAGCTCGAACTCAGCCAGTGCATTCTGGGGGCCAACCCCAACGCCCTAGCCAAAGCCTACAAGGCCGGCTGCCTGAGCGAGCAAGACCTCGACACCCTTTCCGCCAAGATCGCCCACGTGAATAAAACCGCTCCCTCGGCCACCAGTCGCGCCGATGCCGAGGAAGCCGCCCGGCGCGCACGCACGGCCTACTGGTTGGAGCTTAACCGTCTCATTCATTCCTAACCCGTCAGTTCTTAAAATACACACATCATGGACTCCGCTGAATTCCAAGCCAAGCTGCTCGCCGGTACCGAAGCCCTCACGGCCAAGGTCAAACTTTTAGAAACTGCTCTCGCAGCCTCTGGCTCCGAAGGCATCGCCGCCAAGACCGCGATCACTGAGATCGAGAAGGCCATGGCCGACATCCGTAAGAGCCAGATCGCCCTCAAGTCCCAAGCTGGTTCGGTCAAACGTAACGGCGAAATCTCCCGTGACGCCGCCCTGTTCCTCGGTGGCATCGGCTGCTTGGCTGCCCTCAAGGCTGCTGATGGCCTCGGCTACACCCAAGCCCAGCGCGACTTCCTGTCAGGCAAAGCCGCCGACATCTTCGGCATCGAAGCCAAGGCCGCGCTCACCACCTCCGACATCCCCATGCCCACCCAGTTCATGGGCGACGTGGTGGAGCTGGTCTACGAATACGGCGTGGCCCGCCAGTTGGCCACCGTGTTCCCGATGGGCAATGCTTCGATCAAGCTGCCCAAGCTCGGCACCGACTCGACCTTCGGCTTGCTCGCCGCCTCGGGCACCGTCGCAGAAAAGTCCCCCACCGTGACCTTCGTCACTATGACGGCGGAAAAGTTCGGCGGCATGGTTCGCCTGCCCTCCGAAATCGACGAGGATTCTGTCGTTGCCATGGGTCAGTTCCTCGCCCGCTACGGCGCTCGCCAACTCGCCTACGTCGAGGACTACCAGGTATTCCGCTCCACGGGTGCGGGCTCTGGCCTCAACGGCACCGGCAAAGGCCTCACCAAGTTGTGCGTCGATAATTCGATCGTGATCAACCAAGCCTCGACCAAGACCAAGCAGAGTGATGCCACCCTGGTCAACCTGCGCGACCTGCGCAGCGCTTCCGGCCTCAACGGTGCGGTCCTCAACCGGGCTTGCTACTACTGCCACCCGACCTACGAGGCACTGTTCGCGAGCTTCAACACCTCGGCGACGGTCACCCCCTACGTGCGCAACGGTGTGGGTGGTGCCGCCACCCTCGACGGTTTCCCGATCAAGTGGGTCAACGTCATGCCTGCCTACAGCACCACCGCCTCGGTCTCCCTGGCACACGTGCTGTTCGGCGATGCGTCCTACCAGTACCTCGGCGTACGTGGTGGCCCGTCGTTCGTCACCAGCCGCGAGGCCGGTTTCGCCACCGACGAAGTGTTGGTCCGCGCCTTGGAGCGCCTGACGGTCGGCTACATGGCGAACGACGCCGTGGCCGCCCTCGTTACCGCTGCCAGCTAAGCGAGCGCCAAGCGATTCTTGGCCAGCCTCCCACCGCATGGGGTGGGCGGCTGTTTTGAATCTCATGGCACCCTTCACCATCACCCGCCCGATCAAGCGCCCCGCGCCCCGACCGCTACCCATTAAATCTCAGATCTCAAATCTCAGATCTCAAATCACCGAATGAACTCCGGCTTCTCCAGTCTCACCGCCCTCAAAGCGCACCTCCTTAACGAGAGCCTGCGCAGCGATACCACCTACGACGCGCCCATCCTCGCGATCGGCCTCGGCATGGCTTCGCACTTCGAAGGCTACCTCAACCGCAAGTTGGGGCGAGTGGTCGGCGACACCTACACCCAGCGCGGAGGCAAGAAGATGATGCTCCTGCCCCGTTACCCAATCGAGGCCGTCACCCAGATCGAGGCCCGCGTGGGCAACGGTGATCCGTGGGAGGTGCAGGATAATCTCATCGACTGGTATTCGCCCGGAAGCGGCCTGGTCAACTTCGCCTCGGTGCTGGGTAATCCGCGCTGGCAGGTCCGCGCGACCTACACCGGCGGCTTCTGGTGGCCGACCGATGGCGACGGCACCACGACCAGCGCGCCCACCACGACCGGCGCCACGGTAGCGATCACCAACGGGGCCCGCACGGTGGCAATAACCTTTGGTACCGCGATGGCCAGCGCCCCTTCTACGGTGGTCGCTACGGTTCAGAAACCCAGCGGCGGCGCGAACTTCGTCGCCACGGTGCGCACCGATACAATCACCACCACCGGCTTTACCGTGGAGTTATCCGGACCGATCCCCGCCAGCGGTTACAGCCTGGCATACTTCGCCATGTCGGCGGGGGCGGTGATCGCGACCGATGCGAGCCAGCCCATCGGCAGCACCCTGCTGCCCGAGGCGATCCGCACCGCCTGGTTGCTCCAGTGCGAACACGTCTGGCGGCTGCGCGACAAGCTCGGCCTGTCCCTCGGCAACACCGAAGGCGACAAGCCCGCGCCCGGCCTCGCCACCCTCGATCTCATCCCCCTCGTGCAGTCCATGCTCAAGGACCACATCCGCTTCGTTCTCAACTAACGCGCACCCAATGAGCCTCACGATCACCCTCTCCCCGAAAGCCCAGGCGCTGCTCGCCGCCGCGCCCCAGTGGCCGACTGCGATCAAGCAGGGCATCCGCAACGCGCTGAACTATGAGCTCGGGCTGGCCGTGGGTTACATCCAGCGGAAGAAGCTTTCTCAGCGCGGCCCGACCACGCTGGGCGTGCGGACCAATCGCCTGCGCTCCTCGGTGTGGCAGCAGCCGGCTGCGATCGCAGGTGATGACATCGTGGCCGCGATCGGCAGCAACGTGCGCTATGCGGGCGTGCATGAGTTCGGCGGCACGTTTACCCGCACCAGCAAGGCGGGCAGCGTGCGCCTCAAGGCCGACTCCAGTGGCAACGTCAAAAAGCGCGGCAACCTCGCCACCTTCGCCAAGCGCGGAGCCAAGAACGTGAAGACCGTGAGCTTTGCCGGGGGCAAGAGCTACAGCGTGACCGTTCCCGCCCGCGCCCCCTTCCGCACCGGGCTCCAGGAGCGCAGCCCCAACATCAGCCGCGCTCTCTCCAACGCCGTCGTCACGGCCCTTTCCGCATGAGTTCACTTCTCGAAACCCTCCAAGCCGATCTCCACGCCCGCCTCGCGGCGGATCCGTTTTTCTCCGACGTGGACGTGGTGCTGGCTCGCCCCCGTGCCAAGGTGGGTTTTGTCGAAATCCAGACCCGTGTGGATTCCGCGCTGGCAGGCCTGCGCAAGACCAACGGCAAGAGTGGGGCGGCGCTCGCCGTACTCATGCCCGATGCGGCGATCACCGACCCCGACGCCCCCGGCCCGCGCATGGAAATCACTTTCACCGTGCGGGTGCAGGAGCTGCCCATCATCAACATGGGCACGGGCGGCACGGGCAAGAGCGCCGAAGAGCTTGCCATGCGCGTCATGCAGCTCGGCCACCAGTTCAACGCCGGGCAGGGCGCGACCCTTTACGGCAAGGACATCAACCCGCTGCCTGCGACCGAAGGCACCACGACCCTTGGCCTCGACGTGACTTTCTCCCTCAAGAGCGGAGCCGCCGCCTACGCCAAAGCCGCTGCGCCGCTCATTACGTCGACTGCGCCCACTACGACCGGAGTCATCACGTTCACCGTCCCCGAGGATGCCATCTGCTATTACACGGTGGACGGTAGTTATCCGACCGCGGATTCGATCGAATACGAGGATCCGTTTACGCCGACAGACCCCTGCCAGATCCGCGCCATCAGTCTGATCGAGGGCAAGCAGCAGTCCAATATTTCGACCATGAACATTGTCTTCGGCGGACTGCCGATCCCGCCCGCCGTCATCCCATAACCGACTCTCGTCCGAAACTACTCACTACCCGCTACTCACTACTCGCTACTTTTTACCATGAGCAACCTCGCCCTCCGCCTCGCCGGCCCCGCCGTTATCACCTTCAAAGGTGCCACCTTCGCCTCCAAGGGCGACATCAAGCTCGAGCTCGCCAACGACACCTTCGAGGTGATGGTCGATGCCTACGGGAAAGTCGATGAACGCTCCGACAAGAAAGTCGCCTCGCTCAAGTTCGATCCCATCGGCGACTGGGCCAACCTCGCGGTGCTCTTCCCCGCTGCGCTCCAGGTGATCGGCGGCCTCACCACCCCGGTTAAGACCTTCTTAAGCTCCACGGGAGTCAACACCGCGACCGACATCATCACCTCGGTAGCCCACGGGTTCACCTCCGGCGCGGCGGTGCGCGTGTTCAGCTTCGACACGATCCCCACCGGCCTGACGGCGGGCACCCAGTATTTCCTCAACGTGCCCTCGGTGGACACCTTCAGCCTCCACACCACCCGCGCCGCCGGTGTGGCTGGCACCGGCAAGGTGGATATCACCGCCGTGGGCAGCGGCACCCACCGTGTCATCGAGCAAGAGCCGCTTGTTGTCACCACCGCCGAGGGTGAAACTTATTCGTTTAACGTCGCCGCCCTCGGTGGCCTGCCCGACCTCACCCTCAAAACCACCGAGACGATCTTTGGCGAAGTCACGATCGACCTCTTCCGCACGGCAGGCGTGGCAGCGACCACGGCAAGCAGCTTGTTTACCCTCGGCAGCGGCACCTACACCCCGCCCTCGATCGACCCCGCCACGATCCTTACCCAGCTCTATACCTTCACCTGGGGTTCCTCCCCATGGACGGCGCTCGAAACCAAGGCGGGCATCAAGATCAAGAGCGCGGTCAGTTTTGAGGATGTGATCGACGACGCCCTTGGGGTGATCGGCAAGCGTGTGACCGGCCTCGCGGTGACGGCGATGGCCCAGCCCCTCGGCGTCTCGCCCTCGGCGGTGCAGACCGCGCTCCTCATGCAAGGCGCTGGGGCAGGACGTGGAGCCAGCCTGGGCACCGCGAATGACTTCGTGGTGAGCGGCACCGGAGTGACCGTGACCCTAACCCGAGCTGGACTCAAAACCGCGCCCCACGCCTTCGGACGTTCGGCCGACCGCATCGGTGACCTCGAATGGTTCGCCACCCGCAAGTTCGTTTCCACCGTACCGCAGCCCCTGATCGCGGTCGCGTAATCGAGCAGAGGTCAGAGGTCAGAAATCAGCCCTCTGACTCCTGACATCTGCCTTCTGACATCTGTCCTCTTCCTCAAAATGACCATTACCTTCGCCAGCACCAACCTGACCCCCTCCGTCCTTGAGGGTGCCGAAGGCCTGAGCGTGGCGGGGCAGAACCAAGCGCAGGTGGCCCCGCTGTTCCGAGCGACAGCGGCCTCGATCTTCGGTCGTGGCAATGCGGTGACCTCGATCAGTTTCACCGTGCAGCGCATCCACGCCGACGCAGATACGGCCTCGGCCCATGTGGTGGGCCACTTCGCCGCGCTGCCCAAGACCGGCACCCTGCAACTGGGCAGCACCAACTATGCAGGCGCGGTGCTGGTGGGATGCACCAGCAGCCAAAAAGGCCTGACCAGCGTCAACGTCTACCAATTCACCGCCGGTTTACCCTCGTAATGAAACGCCTCCTCCAGCTCCTAGCTCTCAGCACCTCGCTCCTCAGCACCTGTGCGCTGCCCGCCCTGCGCGCCGAGATGCCCATCGACGACGCCCAATTGACCGGCACGGCCAACCAGGTAAAGACGGGCGCGACGCTCACCTTCAACAGCGGTGCGGCCCTCACCGTCGCCCCCGGCGCGACCGCCACCGCGCCCGCTTGGTTCCTTGGCACCTTCACCGCCTCGACGATCACGACCGGCCAGAACGGCATCGGCTGGGATGAGAATGGGCGCGTCACCGTGCAAACCCCCGTCGGTGCCCTTCAGTTCTACACCACCGGCAGCCCCTCGGAGTCGGTGATCTATTGGCCAGGGCGCATCATCACCAACACCCTCCAGGCCAATGCGACCCTGACCACCATCGACGCCGCGTTAATCACTTCGACCGGCTCAACCGTGATCGAAGACGGTATCCTTAAAAACTCCTTAAGCGCTCCGCTGCGCAATTGGGCCATGGGTGAGGGCTACGCTGGAGCTTCCGGCCTGCCTTACGTGGCCGATGTTGATGCAGGCGGCGGGAACGAGCCCACCGTGGGCGTTTATTTCCCGCAGGTGAACGTGACGGCGGGCGGCACGGTGAGCATCAACCAGTTGGCAGGCCGCTACCGCACCGCCACGCAAACGAAGAGCGATCTGGCGATCGCGGCAACCGATCTCACTGCCACTGGGACCAAGGATTCGACCACCTTCCTGCGCGGCGACAACACATGGGCCGTGCCCGCAGGCGGAGGCGGTGGCAGTTCGGCAACCACGCGCAACGTCACTGCCACCGGCTCCCTGCTCTCTACCGACACCGTCATCATCTGCACCGGATCCGGCGGCATCACGCTCACCTTGCCTGCGGCGAATGCGGTAACACCTCGCCCCATCCAACTGGAAATCCTCAACCGCACCAGCGGCACCGTGACGCTCGCCCGCGCTGGATCCGACCTGTTCGAGGGCGACACGACCGCACTGATTAACACCGGTGCCTCGTGGTCGATCACCTCCGACGCCTCCGCCAATTGGTACCTCTATTAAGTCATGAAATTCCTTACCCGCTTCCTTTTCGCCCTCGTTTTTGCAGCCACCGCCTCGGCGACGTACCTGCCCCAGACCACCATCTGGGATGGCACCAACACGGTCTCAGTTTCAACGTCCACTGCGGACGGCGTTAGCATTACCAACAACCGCTTGCGGGTGGCCTCCGCTGGCATGTGGTACAACGGCACGACTTGGGATATGGCCCGTGGCGATGCGACCAACGGTGCATGGGTGCAGCTCAAGAGCACGCTCCCAGCCTTCGCCGCTACCCCAACTTTTAATCTAGGTACGCTCAACGGTGCGGCCACCGCTGCCAAGCAGCCCGCTCTCGGCACCTCTGGCTCGCCGTCGGCCGACGTGCTCACGGTGCAGGGCTCGGCTACTATGACCCCCCTCGTGGTGGGTGATGGCACGACGCCCATCAGCATCGTCACGAGCGCGACTGACGGTGTCAGCGTCACGGCTAATCGCGTGCGGGCTTCCTCCGTCGGCATGGCATTTAATGGTTCCACCATCGACCGCGTCCGCGCTGGCGTCACGGGAGAGAGCGGCTCGGCCACAGGCTACGCCAACGTGCTCGCGGCCACGGGGGCCGTGTCGGGCGCTTCGCTTGTTTCCTCCACGGCCAACGAGGCGAGCCGCGTGATTAAGGCCTCGGCGGGCACGCTCATTTCGCTGGTGGGCTACAACGCCCGCACGTCAGCTCAGTTCATCCAGATTTTCAATTCGGCCACCGTGCCTGCTGATACAAACACCCCGATTTTCACCTTCGTAGTACCGGCAAGTTCTAATTTTTCCCTTGATGTGCCGGTGTCGGGTATCCCGTTCACCACGGGGATTTCGGTCAGTAACTCCAGCACGCAGGCAACTAAAACCATCGGTTCAGCCGACTGCTGGTTCACCGCTATCATCAAATGAGCCGCGCATTTTTAGCACTCATCGCCGCCGCGCTCATCGGGCAATCGGCGCTGTTTGGCGTAACGACAAACAGCCCACGCCTCGGCAGAGGGGATTCGTTTTTTAATCGGTCAACTCTGAGTGTGATTGATTGGTCAGCCACCGCCGCAACCTCCGCTTGGGCGACTGGTGCCAATTGGGTTGGGGGCGTTGCACCCTCAAACGACACCATCAGTCACACGGCACAGTTCAACCAGGCATCCTACCTAACAGGCCCAGACGCAGGCACAACGTCAGTGGAAGGAATCGTCATCGGTGCGGCTTCGGCTCCACTCACCATCGCGGGCACCGCATTGACCGTTGGCGCCGATGGCGTGGTCAATAATTCGGCCAACGCTGTAACCATATCCAGCCCGCTCGCGGGTAGTATGGCTCTGACACAGAACGGCGCGAACACAATCACCCTCTCCGGTGCGGGGACATATACAGGCGGCGTCAGGGTTAATGCGGGCACAGTTGTCGTCAACGTGGGGTCGGCATTAGGGACGACCACCGGCACTACCCTTGGAGCGGCGTCGGGCTCGGCCGATGCTACGCTTCAAATCAATTCCGGCCTAACCGCCAATAACGGTATCACGTCCGCGTCGGGTTCTTCAGGCGTTCGGACTATTACGAAAAACTCAGGGGCAGGAAC